GCCGTCGTAAACGACATGAGCTTCCCAAAGTCCAGCATCGCGGAGATAAGCGGATCATCTTCCAGCGCGGACGGTTCAAATTCCAACGTCTGCCGAGCGTTTTCGGAAAGGCTGTCGAGATAGGCATTCATGCGCCGGTCGAAGCCGTCAGCCTCGCGGAAAGCCTGTTCCTTGCTGATGTTCTTCGCGCTGCGAATCACATCGCCTTTCGCGATCCACTCCGCACCCAGGCGAAGCGCGCGCTCTTTCGCGACCTGCGCAATGGCAAGGCGAAGCTCCGGCTTGGCTTGGAAAAGCGAAAACTTGGCTTCCATGCGTGCGGAGAAATCGCCGGGGCGGATGGAGAAGGTTTCCACAGGCTTCCCATTCTCTTCGAGGATGCGAACGAGGCTCTCATCAAAGATGACGTAGTTTCGCGTGCCGTCGCCTTTGCCGCGTGAACCACCATCGAGGTAGCGAATGCCTGGGATGCCGAGGGCGGCCATTTTCTGCGACACCAATCGCGGCGGGCTTGATCCGTCAATTCTGATTTCAGCCAAGAAATTACGGTAAATATCCGCCCCGCTTTTTCCAAAAGCGATTCTACCCGTGCGATCAGTAATGACTTTTTCAACCGCCGCCTTCACCTTCTCGCTCTGCTCACTCAGCGGCTTGTCCCAATCGAGAAACTCGGATTCATCGGGCAGGAGTTCGACGGTGTAGAGGTTGCCGTCATTTTCGAGCGCGTCGATTTGCTGGCTGATTTCGGCAATCTTGGCTTCGGCCTTCGTTCGATCATCGCGCCACTGTTCCGGCGTTTGTGCTCCAGCGGGAGCACCCGTTAAAAACTGCTGCCAAAAGGCCAGCTTTTCGCGAAGCTTCGGAAGCCGCTCGCGCTTCGCGTCTGTCACGTTTGCGCGATACATTTCCCCAACATCGCGACTCTCCGCAAAGTAAAGCCCCCAGCCATACGCCTGCGCACCTTCACCCGTGCCGATCTTGGCCGTGGTGAACTTGTCCACCTTGTGCGGCGTGCCGTGGTAGGCGCGAATCGAGAACGTCGTAGGCCCGACAAGCTGCGCACCGTCAGGCATTTGGACGATCTTCGAGGCGTCGGCAGGAACGGCGCGAGACATCGAAAACGTCTCGCCATTCGGCCCTGGCGTTTCCGGTGAATAGCCGGAAGTATCAATACCTTTTTGCACAATCTCTGTTCCCACTTCTTCGGCGACCGCGTTGTGAGAAACTTGCGAATCAATGCCAAGCTGCTTTTCAAGTTCGCTTACCAAGTCGTCACCTAGCTTTCCAGCTTGCTTGAGTTCGCCGAGCTTTTGCGCACGGCTGGCAACGGCGGCAAAAAATGAGCTTTCGGCATTCATCGCGCCAGTGAGGCCGGAGCGCATCAAGAGACGGCCAAAGCGGCGCATTGCCTTTTTTTGCAAAGGCTCGCCAAAGGTAGATCGTCCGACAAGATAGGATTGCCCAAGATGTGACCATGCCTCAACAATCATTTTGTCCGTAACTTTATCGTCCGTCTCCACGGCAAAAAGTTTGTCGCCGCTTTCGGATTCATATCGACGTAAACGCGATAGCATCCAATTGCGCCCCTTGTCCTCGCTCAGAATCACCTTAGCATCTCCTTCGAGCTTTTCCTCAACCAGCGTGAGAATGTTGGAGCCTTCCCAAAGTTTGATCGTGGTCCGAAGGATGCCATTCTTGAACTCGTTTTTGGAACTACCCAGAATGCGAGTGGAAGAAATAAATCCATCCGCTTCTGCCGTCGCCTTGTCAATAGCCTCCGCATCTTCAAACGCGGCGTCTGGCGAGATGTCGCCAAGCACTTCCCCTTGCTGAATCCGTTCTTGAAAGTCTTTGGATTGCAATTCTTCCGCTGTGGCAAATCGTGCCTCAGGCACAAACTCTACCGCCACCTCGCGACCAACAGCGAGGTTCTTTTCCATCGTAGCAAGTGTTTCGCGAGTGAGGGCGTGAACTTTTCCAAGCTGGTCCTCTGCCCATGTCCATCGGGCCGCGTCCGCTTCTTGGTGGGTGTTAAACGTCGCCGCGCTGCCGTCGCTTGGAATGGTCATTAGCCATTTGCCGTCCACCATCGGGCGGAGAATTGGCAGCTTGCCGCGCCGCTCTAGCTCTTGCTGTTGAGCCATCACATCGCCGGAAAGCTGGCGCATGCGTTCTGCCAGATTCTTTGCGCCGGTTTGAATCGTGACCTTATCGCCTGCGCGAGAATCCCAAAGCGAGCTAGCCTTTTTAATGCGATCCAATTCGGTCTTTTCGGAAACGACAGTGATGGCTTGTGCCTCTGAATAGCCCAAAGATTTCAGGCCGTCGATGTCTTGTGTCATCACGCCTGAAAGTTTCGCATCCGCAGCCGTCATTTTTCCACCGAAGACAAGCGCCATCGGCAATGTCACGGATAGCAATTCGGGAGTTTGCGTTTTGATGTTCTCCCAAATCTTACCAAAGCCAATTTGTGTATCTTGGTCAATGGCCGTCACAATCGGCACGATGAATTGATCTTGAATCAACTCCTCTGCCGTCTCTGTCGCGCCTGCAATCAGCGTGTTTTGAGCGTAGCGGCCAATCAATGACGCACCTCCTACTGGTCGAGTAAACCGCGATAATGCCGCAGTGACAGCCGGAAAGCGCCCAAGTTGAAACATGTTTGAAAGCGACTCAACCGCAGCCTGCATAGGGGCGGCAATCGCACCAATGCGTTTAGCGTCCTGCGGGTCGAATCCTTGGGCGATTAACTCCGTTCTATTCGACTCCGCAAAGTCGGCGGCGATCACTGCGCCCCCAGCAAACGGCCCAAGCGTGCCGATGATAGTCATGGATGGCAGCGTTGCGCCAGGTGCCTTGATAAGTCCTTTTTCAAATGTCTCATTCATCCAACCAGTTGTTGCCTTCACGGGATCTAAGTCACCTGAGACGATGCCAGCAATTTCCGACTCGACTTCGGCTAACTTGTCATTCAACTCCACTGCCAACCGGCCCTCTTCCGCGAGCTGTGGGAACTCTTCTTCGCTTGAAGGCCCGAAACCAAACTCATCATTGATAGACGCTGGCGGCGTTGTGGCTGCGGTAATAGCAACACCAAGGGCTTGCCGGTTGAGCCGCTGGCCCATAGACGCAACATTTTTACCCAAGAATCCCAATGTCTGCGCCCAGAATCCTTTCTGGTCGTATCCAGCGGCCTCAATTTGAGCGCCCAAAGCGGCGTAAACCTGCTTTCGATCTCGCCCTTTCATCTGCGCAAGTTCGAGCGTTAAATCCCGCAACTTGTCGGGATTCTCTTGCCGTGGCCGTTTACCTTCCTTTGTCTTGAAGAAACCGGCTTCAAGTTCGCCCAGTAGCTCCTTCGCCATTGGCACAAAATCGCCAACGGCCTCGCTTGCATTTAGATAGCCTTTTGTGAACTCGGTCGAATCGGGGATGCGGTCGAGGTTTTTGGCTTGCCATGCTTGAAGAGATTTGATGACATCCTCGCCGCGAAGGGCTGCTTTCGCGCCTTCCAGAGAGGTGTTTTCGCGCTGCTCGTCACGCTCGATCATCTTCCGCGCTTCCGCATAGAATCCAGTCGTGTCGATTTCCTTCTTGCTGAAACGCTGCGAGGCGTAGTCATTCAAGAAGTAGTCGTATCGCTCGGCAATCTCTAGCGGCTCTTTTTGTGGGTAGGCGCGAGCCAAAAGCGCCATGTTGGCGTGCTGCTGTTTGTCGAGAATCGGATTCGCTGAAAACGACACTGGCTCATACTTGATAGCCTCCGGGTTTTTGAACATGGCTCGAAACTCAAGCTCGCGGCTTTGCTTCTCCGCCTCTTGCGTGGGGAAATGCGGTAAACCCTCGTCCTCTTGTTGCTGTTTGTAGCGGGTCAGGATGTCGAGCGCCGAATCCTTCTTTTCACCCTCCAAACCGTCGATGTTTTGGGCGAGAAAGAGGGCTTCTTGTTCAAGGATTTTTGGCATGGCGTTTTAGAACGTCGTCAAGGTTGATCGTGTCCGTGGCTGGCAAAAGCAAGCTCGATCCTGAACCTGTGCCAGCACGAGGAGCCACTGGAGTAAGGCCAGAACTAGACCGAAGACGCGAAACGATGCGGTTATACTCGGCCAGCAAATCGTCTGGAGTCTTGCCAGGATTGGCGTCCTTGTAGGCTTCGAGCATTTGCACGGCCTGTACCTGCCGAGAAGATGCGGCACGCTTGCCGTTCTCGTCGGCAATCTCAAATGCCTGATAACTGGAACCGCGAGCGTCTTCCTTCTGCATGTCCCACCACTTTTCACGGGCTTTCGATTCGATGTAATCGGCAAACTTCGGTTCTGTCTTGAGACGTTCCGCGTTGTCCTTTATCAAGTCAGCCTTGAGCGTGTCCACCTCCACGCGAACTCCGGGAGGCAGAGCGACGGACAAGTCGGAGAGTTTGCCGGTAGTTGGGCCGAAAACGCCGTTTTTCAAATCGTCGTCGGCAAACCGGAACACGTCGCCGAAAGCGCGAGTGAATGCGCCTTCCGTCTTGCCTGTCTTCTTTTCCAGCCGCGCCAGCACTTCCGAGCGTTGCGAGCTTTCCAGCCGCGAATCAATCCGTGAGAGGAACATACTGTACTCCGGTGAATCTGTGGCGTATTCAAAGTTTGCCGCCTCTTTCATCATCGAAGAGAAAGTGATCGGATCGTTTTTAGGCGCAACCATCATATCAGCAAGCTCTGCTTTATCGCCATCGGTGAGGCGTTGGCCGTTTTCAATCATTGAAAGAACCTCACCTGGCTGGGCTTTGTTGCCTTTGATCTTGTCAACAATGCCGACAAATTCATCGCGGCGCATTTCGTTTTTACGTGAATTGCTAGCCCTTTCGAGTTGGATGAGTTGCGTTTGCGAAATCACGCCACGCTTGAAATCGTTTTGAGCCGCCTCGAATCCGTGGTCAGGATTTTGGTAAACCAACGCTGACAAATCCTTGAGGCGATATTCGTTTTCGGCTTCAACAAGGATGTTTGCTTTTTCGGAATCTGACATATCCGGGTTTTGCTCCACGAACGAGCGGACATCCTGCCACGTCGAGGCGGCATCCTTTTTGAGCGTGTTGAGTTCAGTCGCCGCCTTACTCAGCCGCGACGCCTTTGAGCGTTGAAGCGAGTTATACTTGCCAAGCTCCGCTTCTTCTTGCGTCGCTACGCCCAGTTTTGCCATCTCATCGTAAGATGAAGAAACAAGGCTATCGTCGCCAGCGTCCACGCCCTGCTTAATTCGCAATTCTAGCGCCGACCCCGTGCGCCTCACGCCTTGCTTAAAGGCATCGCCTTGAACGGAAATCGTCTGTCCGTCCGACCACCGGCCAAAGGAGCGAGACAAGCCAAGCCGGGCGCGATCCGTAATCTTGAGGCCATCGACAAACTTCTGAGTCTCGTTCTGCATTTCTTGCCAGCGAGGAAGCCATTTTGATTCGTCGGCATTCGCAGGGTCCATCCGCCAAGTATTGAACTCCTGCGTTTTGGCACGCATGATGTTCTCAGCTTCGATGAGGTTTCGAGTGTCGTTCAGTTCAGCATACTTCTCTTGAAGCTGGAGAGCTACGCCGCCAACCTGCCCGATAGCCTGCGCCATCTGCATGCCTTGCGTCGCGTTTCCAGCCTGCAATCGGACGACGCCCTGCGGCTGAGTTGATGCCGCTGGGGCGCTGGCGATGCGAGCAAGAGGAACGAGGGCCATGAAGTTAGGTTTTAGCGGTTCGAGCTTGGTTTCCGTAGGCCGAATAACCCGCGCTGGCAGCGGATGCCGCGCCGGAAAGTAGCGTCGCCCCCGTGCTTGGAGCACTAGACAAGGCCATTGCCGCGCCGCTCTGCCCGGCAGCTAAAGCGGAGGCTCGCTGATGGGCTAGGTTTCGCTGCTCGACATCGCCGGACCATGCGAGGTTTGAAAGTTCGAGTTGATTCTGCACCTCGGTATCTGCCAGGATGTCCAGCGGCGTTCCCGCCATTTGGATGCCTTGGCCGGAAATGGCCGCTAGTTGAGACTGACCAAATCGGCGCTGTTCTGCGATCTTTTGCCGGGCTGCGGCTTTTTGCTGTTCCGCTGCCGTTCGAGAGGCTTCACTTGCCGCGTCAGCTTGGGCTTGAGCGTTTAGCTGTGATTGAGTGGCAGCTTTCTTGGCGGCTGAAGTTTGAGCGGAATAACTGGCATACGTGCTTGCTGCGGCAAGAACAGCAAGAATGATCGGAGTAATGAAATCGTAGCAAAGAAGATATTGGTTCATTATTTCGAGATTTCGGATTTGAGAACGTAGCCCAGCATATTGAATGGAGTAGGGTCCGAATGCACAAAAGTCAACGAGATGGCGTCCACCCAATCGGCTTTCAAATGCTGGTCCTTACGGCCCGAAAACACCGCCGTCGTCCCTGCCGGGTATTCGAGCGAGTAAAGCGTCCCGCCGCTCGTGCTCTTGTATTGCCCACCAAGGCTCTTGTAGAGCAGCGTTTGCATGCGCTGTGCGTTGAACTTGTGCCCCTGTGCCGTGCCATCTTGCAGGACGAACTCAAGAGGCATAGCTTGCAGTGTCGAGGAATACGCGAGGCCAACGAAAAGCGAGGTCGCCGCCGCTGACATGGTAATCGCCCCGCCAGATACGGTTTTGCTTTCAATGGTGTCGCCGTCCGCCCACACTTTGACGGCCTTCCCTTCGAGGTGAGACAGGCCAGAAACAGCCGTCCCGCTCGACATGGTAATCTTTTTGGCGCAGTCGAGGTAACAAAAATCGGTAGCCGTGCTGAAATCGTATTCTTGAGCAGTTGGATAAAACCGCTCGATATAGCGAACCGTCGCCCCGTTCACGGTGCGGTTGACGATCATCCAGACTCGATCCGCGTCGCCCGATCCGCGAACGACGGCGATGCTTTCAAAGGTGCCGCTGGTGGTCCGTTGAAACCATGCGGTAATCTGGTTTGCCCGCTGGTAGGAGAATCCAAGAAGCCGCCCGTCTGCCGTGACAGCCCACAGAATCGGGTCTGGCTCGCTTTGGTAAGCCGTGGCGATGATGCCGCTTTCCGTGACGTTCTCCGCCCGGAGTGTCATGTCTGGCGCTTCGTAGGCGTCGGAGGTGAAGACATAGGCGAACTCGAAAACTTTGCGCCCTGTCGGAGAAACCCAAAGGAGGGAATCGCGGGTTTGAATCGGCTGGATGTTCGAGCTTCCAGCCCGATTACGCCGGATGGCCTGCACGTTGGACGGCTTCAAGACTTCCGAGCCGTCGCCGCCGCCCTGAATTGTCCACTCTTCCCCGCCAGTGCCAACAACAAGACCTTGCCGGAATGAGGCGATCCACTTCACGAGATTGGACTCGTTGGAGTTCAGCACGAGGTCGAAGCCGTCCGAATCGCCCTCGCCGGTCGCGAAGTTAAAGAAATCATCCACCACACTGCCCCGGATTCGATTTGGCTCCTTGGCTGTACCGCCAAACCAAAGCCGCAGATTGTGAAGCCCGACCGCCCCAGGGTAGCCGTTGTCCTCGCTGAATGCGTGAGTGAAGAATGAAGTTGAGGCCACACCCAAAGCCTGAACCGGCGCAATGGCAGTGTATGGCAGGCCAGAACGCACTTTAAGGACCGTTGAACTCGTGAGCGAAAGCACCGTGAAGGGCAGTTTTACCTGTGCATCGGATGCTTCCAATAAAACAGATGCGTATTGTTTTGGAGTAGTGCTCCAACCGGCCAAACGAAACCATGCGCCTTCGAGTGAAGCTGTGTCTTCATAAAGGATCGTCCCTTGATACTCACCTTTGATGTTCCATTCTTTGATGACTTCAAAGTTTACGCCGTCTAAAGACTGCTCAAGCCGGATAGCACAAATGGGCGCATTGTTACTCACCCATGAAGAGGAAACGATGAATCCGCCTTGAATGAAAATCGCAGCCGTTGGAGTAATTGCCAAGCCAGAACCTGTCGTATTGAGGTCAATAGACACACCACGAGCCGAACTTGAACTGCTGAACTGGTAAAGAGCAGGCTCAATAATGAAACTGTCGCCCGCGTCGATGCCGGTGAAGATGCTCGCGTTACTTGCCGTGAGGTTGTATTCGATTTCCTCGCCGGTAGCAACTCGCCACTTTGCTGCTGCTAGGTCCGTGGCAAACGTGCCGCTGGTATGAGCGACTATGCAATAGTAGGCCACGCTGCTACTGATTCGGATGTCGCCGACAACGTAAGCCGTTGTTGTCGCCCAGGCGGCGTGCGTGAAAGACAGTGTGACGGTGTAGCCGCTCTCTTGTGAAAGCTCGTGCTCTTTCAGAGGCGGGAAGGTGTATTTCGCCACGCCAACGAGAAACGAGTAGGTGATGGCCGTGGTTGTCGCCGTGCTCCATGCCGCGTTTCGGATAAAGTTCGAGGAAAGCGAATCAACAGGAATGGACTCAATGAGAAGCGGAGGCTTTGATGGATGAACCAGCACGAGGAGCCGGTTGATTTGCTGAAACTGGATGTCATTCAACTGGCTCTCAGTGTAACTATTCGGCCACTCGACAATGGAGCCGGTCAGAGCGTGCCAGTAGCCAGCCGCGAGAGCCGTCGCAAAGCTGGAATCCGTCGCGTTGTTGTTGCCCACTCGGAGGTAATTCGTGCCGCCGCTGGATGCGAAATCGCCCAGCAAGTAGGTTGTCGATGTCGAGTGCGCCGGGACGCTGTAATCGCTTTTGATTTGCAGGTAAGCCGGTTCATCCTCGCGCCAAAAGCGGATATATCCCTCTCCCACTTCAAGCAGATAGTTTTCCGTGCGTGAGATGCGAACCGGGAAAAGTCTGCTCTTCTTGGCCGAGTTCTTCGTGGTGCCGATGTATTGAGTCCCAGGCGCTTTGAACGCTCCACCGTAAGGGCGAATGACGAAGTTTTCAAGCTGGAGGCAGCCGCTTCGATACTGCTCAAAATCAACTCGCCCCTCCATGAGAGGAGTATTGATGCCGCCATTGAAATTGACGTGGATGGTATTCATCGCGTGGAAATGACGCCACGACGGGCGCGAATAACGTCTGAATCGTAAACAGGTTGAAGCCTGCGACCTTTGCCGGAGCGTGCGTCAGTGCGGCGCTTCTGCGGTGCAATGATGCCCTCAAACTGCCTGCGCATTTGTTCGCTCTTGTCGGTGCTCTTGATGATCTCCGAGGCGATATAGGAGGCGAGCAGGTAGGCGAATGCGTTGATGAAATCTTGCGTCCAAGTCGTTACGGTCGTGTGCTGATACACATAAACCAAATCGACCACATCGGCGTCGGTGAGAAGGTAGCCTTGCTCGATGGCGTAGGGCTGCGAATCTTCCTCGTTGCCTTCCTCGCCATTCACGCGGACCACGCGGAGAGAATCGGAGGGAATCGAGTGCTGATAATCCCAGCCGCTCAAAGGGGCGAGAATCCATTCGCCCGTCCCACTCGTGTGAGAGCCGCTGAAAACGGAGCCGTCGAGGTCGAAGGTGTTCGCGTCCACGACAGTAATGCGCCACGTTCCATTTGCAGCCGTGACGCCTTCCACGTCTTGAATGTGGATGCGCTGGCCGGTAGCTCGACCGTGACTTGTGGCTGTGACGCGAATCTCATCGCTTGCGCCCGCATCGGCCAGAGCCACGCCGCTAAAATCTGTCCAAGTGAGCGTGAGATGCGCCCGCTTCATGGCGAAATTCCACGGGTGAGAAGCTAGAGCTTCGTCACGGGCCGGGGCAAACCATCGGCGCACAGCCTCCGCCTGAGGGGTTGTATCCGTGTCGATGTCGGTCGCCGTATTGGCGGACACGAGAGACAGGGCGAGATTGCAAATTTCAGTCTTAGTCATGGGCTTTCAAAAGAAAGCCCTCGCCGCCCCAACAAAGAAAGCGACGAGGGCCGGACAACTCCACCACCAAGCGGAGAATTAAGCGAGCGTGTAAGCAATCGTCCAAGTCTGCGTGTGAGAAACGCCGCTTGTGACAGTGCCCCAAGTGACATAAACCCAGGCATCGTCAGTCAGTGTAACCGGCGTGATTGCAGCAGCGCCAACCGTGCTGTTAAATGCCTCAAACCCGGCAGCATTACCAAGGGCAATGCCCGTAGAATAACCGTCGGCATCGCCGGTTCCATCGTCGTAGATGTAGCCCACGGTGCCTGTGCAGGCATCGCCGGGATCGCCGTGATCCACAACGCACATGTGAGGCAGCACGCGAGCGCCTTTCGGCAAACGCGCGAGGTAGAGCGGATCAGCAGTCGCGGCGGTGTAGCCGGTCTTGGTGACTTGCAAAACATGCAGATTGCCGCCTGATTGTTTCCGGTTAGGAGCTGCGCTCATGTCGGTAAGCGCATCGAGTTGGGACTGTCCAAAGGTAGTGTAAACAAGAGCCATAATAGTAGAGAATTGAGTTTAGGAAGGGAGAAAGAGCGGGGGCCATTCGACTCCCGCTCAAGTTTGGGTTACGGGCTTTCGTCCGTATAGATGCGGACGACTTTTTCGTTCTGAGTGCGAACCGAACCGCAGCGATAAACACCGCGAATCTGTTTACAGTGACGGCGACCGGGAAGAATGTCCATGTGGACATTGCGGCCACCGTCGGCGAACTTGATGCCGGACTTATGCCAAGCAAAGCAAGTGCGAACGTCGGTCGAGCTGTTGCGGGTGAGACGCTCGGAGCGAATGAACTTGAAGCCGAGGAAGCGATCCACCTTGCCATCGACCAGAGCTTTCACGCTGGCGTAGTCTTCGGAGGTCATCTTGTCGATCAAAAGCATGTCCTGGAGCTGTTGCGCGGAATGCACGAAGTAGCGTTCACCGTCTTCGACTTCGGCGGCGTCAAGCAGCTTCTTGGCGCGGGCGATCTTCGCCAGCGTGAGGCCGCTGTTTGCCGTGGAGCCACTGGCGACGTAATCAACGGCAATCGAGAAATTGCTGTCGAAGGTGTTGGAAGTGGTGCCGTTTTCGCCGATGTAGCGAGTCGCATCGAAAGACTGAATAATCACGTCGTCCTGGGTGCGATTGCTTGCAGCCGTCATACTGGCGACTTCATCGGAATCAGGCAGGGCGATGGTGCCAAGCTGCATTTCATCGTCTTCGTCGAAGGTAATGACGCGCTCGAATTTGCGACGATAGAGCCAGTAGCTTTCGCCGGTCGAATCGCCGTCTGGCGTGTCGCCTTTGCGCTCGGTGACTTCGGACATGGAACCGATGTCGAGCTGGTTGAACTTCCGGCGCTTGCCGGTAATTGTAGTTGGAGTGACAGCCGCGCTAAGGCGGGAGTCCATCTGTTGAGCGAGCATTTCCCAATTTTTGGAAAACTCGGTTTCGTAATAGGTAGTGATCTGGTCAGACATGACGTGAAAGAGATTTGAAGATTGCGAGACTGGCGTTTCCGAGTCTTGAAACTGCCGGGTGGTTTACCCTCTCGCGGGTGTCTCTTTCGAGGCCGCTGCTTGGCTCTCGCGGGTATCCCAATGAAGGGGCCGCTTTG